TTGGGCAGTGTGACTGCTGGGGTCTTCATCGCCACCAATGTGACCACCTTCGCAACGGCGCTGCGCGGTGTGCTTACAGTGCTGCGCCCGATGGTGATCCTGCAGCGCACGCTGCTTGCGATCGAGACTGCTCGCGCTTCGGTATTGGGTGTGATCGCTGCACTGCAGACTCCTGGACCTGCGCAGACAAAAGCGATCGCTGCCGTTGCTGCTGGCACGCTTGGCACCTTCGCGTTGGTTGCTGGTGTCGGCAAGATGATCGACGATCTCACCAAGCGGATCGGCGACACGCTGGGCAAGGGATTGCAGATGCCCAACATCCCGACGCCTGCGCCCGGCGCAACGCCGGATCTGACTGGCCTGCGGACTGGTGATGGCGGCAAGCAGAAAGCAAAGGATGAAGCCGCACGCCGAAAGGAAGCATTGCTGGCTTCGCAGGAAGCGTTAAAGCAATCGAGGGGCGAACTTGCTGTCACTCGTGAAACCAACCCAGTCAAGAAGATTGCGCTGGATTATGAGGAGAAGCGCCGCGCTTTGATTGCTGCATCTGATAAGGCCTTTCGTGAAGCCTTGAGTGGTGAGCAACAGGCAAACATCCAGCGGAAGCTCTCCATCGATCTGCGTAAACTCGAAATCCAAGGGATCAATGAAGGCACTCAAGCCTTTAAGGACTTCTATGGCGCTGGCTTCGAAGCCGGAATGAGCGGTGAACTGTTTTACGTCTCAGTCGAAAAGACAACCAGCGCGATGCAGGATTTTAATCTTGGCATCACTGGTTATATCGAAAGCATCGGAACGCTAGGCACCAACCTGAGCAACCTGGCTCAAAGCGGATTCAAGGGTTTGGAGGATGCAATCGTCAGCATGACGACTACTGGCACATTCAACTTCCAACAGTTTGCGCTTTCGATCGTCGAGGAAACCACTCGCATGGTGACTCGGTTGTTGGTTATTGCTCCAATGCTGTCATTTATTCAGAGCCTGCTGCCAGGTGGCGGTGGCGGCCTTGGTGGTTTATTCAAGAGTCTTGGTGGTTTGAATCCATCTGTTGGTTTCGGATCAGGCATCACTGGCTTCGCCAATGGCGGTGTTGTGAATCGCCCAATGATGTTTGCCTACGCCAATGGTGGGACAGGTCAGTTCGGCTTGGCTGGCGAGGCCGGACCGGAGGCAATCATGCCCCTGCGCCGCGGCCGTGACGGGCGACTGGGCGTTCAATCCGCTGGTGGTGGTGCCGTGAATGTGACGGTAAATGTCGATGCCAGCGGCACTCAAGCGCAGGGCAACAATCCGAAGGCCAATGCTTTTGGCAAAGCCATCTCGGCTGCTGTGCAAGCTGAGATCATCCGACAGAAACGTCCAGGAGGCGCACTGAGCTAATGGCCACCTTCACCTATACCCCTAGTTTCAGTGCTGATCTAGAGGAGAAACCTCTAGTCCAGCGCATTCAGTTTGGCGATGGCTACGAACAGCGCGTAGCCTTTGGCATCAATACGCAGCCTAAAATCTGGAGCCTGCGTTTCAATAATCGTAACGACACTGAGCGCGATAACATCCTTACCTTCTTGCGTGCAAGGGGTGGTGTCGAGGCTTTCGACTGGACTGATCCCAATGGCTACGCCGGTAAATGGGTTTGCGACCAGTGGAACACAAGCCAGATCAGTTGCAACTTTAACGAAATAACTGCAACGTTCCGACAGGTGTTTGAGGCATGACGACGCCTACGTCAATCCAGCAGCAGATCCAATCGCTGGAACCATCAGCGGTTATTGAACTGTTTCAACTGCAACTGACTGCCGCCGTCAACGGCATCGACACCACGTTCTACTACCACGCTGGCACCAACGGCTTGACCGCCAATGTGGTGTTTGCCGGCATCACCTACACAGCAGCGCCGATTGAAGTCGACGGTTTTGAGCTGAACTCCAAGGGCACGTTGCCACGTCCAACCATGCGGATCGCCAACGTCACTGGCGCCATTTCCGCCCTGCTGCTGGCGTACAACCCGTTGCAGGCAAAGGTCACCCGCATTCGCACCTGCAAGAAATTCTTGGATGGCGTCAACTTTACTGGTGGCACCAACCCGACCGCTGATCCGACTGCCAAGTTTGAAGATCAGATCTGGTACATCGACCGCGTATCCAAGGAGAACATTCAGCTCGTTGAGTTTGAATTAACCAGCAAGCTGGATCTCACCAACCTGCAACTGCCCGGTCGTCAAGTTCAGGATTATTGCCCGTGGGTTTATCGCGGCGCAGAGTGCGGCTACACGGGCGGCAGTTACTTTGACGTGAACGACAACGCCACCAGCGCGGCTAACGATGTATGCGGCAAGCGGTTCAATAGCTGCAAGATCCGCTTCGACACCCTTGGCGTTTCCGACTATCCGCATGGCGGTTACCCTGGCTCCCGCATCCAAACTTGACGCCGAAGCCCACGCCCGTGAGGTTGCGCCATGGGAAGCGTGCGGTCTACTGGTACAGGTCGGCGCTGAGCAGAAATACTTACGGTGCCGCAATTTGTGCGAAAAACCAGAGCAGCACTTTGTCCTTGATCCGCGAGACTACCTGCGGGCAACACTGAGCGGAACCATTGTCGCCATCATCCACAGCCACCCCGAAGGACAGGACGCCAGCGAACTGGACCGCAAAGCCTGCCAGCAAAGCAAGCTGCCCTGGCTCATCTACCAACTGCCGCAGGACAAATGGCTGACCATCAACAACTGATCGGCAAGCCCTGGATCTACGGCGAGCAGGACTGCTACACGATGGTGCGGTCGTACTTCCAGTTGCAGGGGATCGACCTACCGGACTTTGAGCGCCCGGACGACCTTGAGACCAGTTCCAGTATTTACATGCGGCAGGCGTTGGGGCTTGGTTTTGAGCGGGTGGAATTTGAGCAGCGCCGAGTTGGCGATGTGGCGATCATGAAGCTGGGGACACGGGAGCCGATGCACGCAGCGATCTTCGTTGCGCCCTGGGAAATCCTGCATCACATGCGGGACCGGCTCAGTGGTGTGGAGTGGTTATCCAGCTACTATGTAAAAAGCATTGCTGCGGTGTTCCGATATGCAGCGGGTTCGTCTGCTGGGTGAGCTGGGCGAACGGTTTGGCGCTGAGCATACCTACTACAACCTGCGTACACCGGCGGACGCGATCAAAATTCTGTGCATCAACAAGCCTGAATTCAAAGACTTCTTGCTGAAGTCAGAGGAGAACGGCATCGGCTACCAAGTGCTGCAGGGCGGGCAAGACTTTACCTACGAAGAGCTACTGCTGCCATTCGGTGAGAAGGATCTGGTCATCGTTCCGGTACTTAGCGGATCCGGTGATGCAGGTGGTCAGATTCTGGCTGGCATTGGCCTGATTGCTTTGACGATCATTACCGGAGGTCTTGCCACAGGTTTTGCTGCGGGCGGTCTTTTTGGTATTGGCACTGTTGGTACTGCTGTTGCTGGTATTGGCGCATCATTAGTTTTAGGTGGTATTGCTCAAGCCTTAGTCCCTCAACCGCAAGTTCCTACCCTTGGCGGTTTTGGTTCTTCTTTGGGTGGCGCCGGCAATCGCATGGGCAGCCGGAACCGCACGAACGGACCCGAAAACGTCACCTCGGGCATCGACGGTCAGCAGTCCTATGCCTACACCGGTGCTGCAAATACGGTGGGCGTTGGCGCAACAGTGCCACTGGCTTACGGCAAGGTGCTCGTCGGCAGCCACCTGCTCAAGTCCAAATTCCAGATTGCCGATGAGTCTGACCCGGTGCTGACCTCACTGCGTTCTCCTGGGGTTGACACCATCCGCTTTGGCAACGAAATCCTTACGGATGACTTTTCGGACAAGTCGGGCGTCATTGCCAAGCGCGTCTACAAGACTGCGTTTAATTCGCCGGCATACTTTGATCCGGTCGGTCAATACGGCGTCACCAACAGCACGCAACTCATCCGCGTTGATCCCACGGTTAGCCGTTGCGTGGCTTCGCTGAATGTCTACGGCGGTTACATGGCAAGCACCGCTCAATATCAAGACTTCAACGTCGCCCTGTCACTGGAGAACGGACTGTACGATTATGCCGGTGGACCTGGAACAACATTTGTCGATGGTTATATCACTTACGAGTTGAAAGTTTTCCGCGATTATTTCACCACCGATGATTATCTAATTGCAGCCGATCAGGCAACAATTCAAGGTTTGATCTTTGGCGGACAGTTCTTTGGATGGATGCACCGCTTGGAACTGCCGGACATCAACACCGAAAGCATCGTAACCGTCCAGGTTGAAGTGATCGCGGCTGGCGCAGTGGCTAACGGCAGCGAAGGCACCAACCCGATCTACCTGCGGCTCAATAGCATCGGGTATCAGCTCTACTGAGATGGCACTTAACTCCGTCACCACTATCAAAGTTCTTGACCTCCTGTGTGAAGGTCCGATTGGTGGCGTGATCAACGGGCTGCAAGGCGTCTACCTCAACGAAACACCGATACAAAACAGCGACGGTAGTTATAACTTTCCACAGGATCAGATCGCTGCCAACTCGCTAATTGGAGCTGCACAGCAGGGCAAGACTGCATGGTTCAACGACGGCACATCTGAGATCGTTGAGGTCAACCAAGAGATCGGTGAAAACTACAGCGAAGACCTGAACAGCAATAACGAAGTCGTCAACCGTAAATACGGCGCTGGAACGATCACGCGCCAGATTACTGACCCAACTGTTGATTACGTCGAGCTGCTATTTACAATCCCCAAGCTGTATTCCGTAGCACAGGAAAGCCTTGCCAAGGGTCAACTATTTGGTGGCACGCTACAAGTTCGCGTCTATGTGCAAGCCAAGGGCAGCAGCACCGGCTTCATCCTGGCATCCGACAGAAGCATCAGCGGTGTTTCCACCAACAACTATCAGTACAGCACTGGTCTGATCAATCTCAAAACCTTTGGCGCTGGTCCCTGGAATATCAAAGTTGAAAAGGTCGATCTAGGCGAAGGTCATTTTGAGATTAAATACACCAGCTTCAAAGAAACACCGCAGAACACACCGCTCGCCAATAATCGCGGCAACCAGATTATTTGGTCTTCGTATTCACAGACGATTGCCCAGAACGTCAACTACAACTATTCGGCACTCAACGAACTGTCGATTTCAACTAAGGCGTTCAGCAGCCTGCCGTCACGGGCATATCTGATCAAAGGTCGCCTGGTCAAGATCCCAACTGGCGCCATAGTGCAATCCAGTGGCTACCTGACTTTTGACGACGCCAGCTTCAACGGTGCGCTCCAAACCGCCGAGAAGTGGACAACCTGTCCAGTCTGCTGTTTCTACGACATCCTTACCAACCGCCGCTATGGCGCTGGTCAATTCGTCACTGCCGCCAACCTGAACTGGGTCGATTTGTACCCCATCGCCAAATACGCGAACCAGCTAGTCACCAATCCTGACGGTACCCGCGAGCCGCGCTTCGCCTGCAACGTCGTCATCGGTGATCGCGCCGAGGCTTACAACGTCTTGATGGACATGGCTTCGGTATTCCGGGGCATCCTGTTCTGGTCAAACAATGTCATCCAGGTCGCAGCAGATCACGGCAACCTTGATGGCAGCGAGCTTGGCGTCTCACATATCTACAACAACTCCAACGTTGTCGGCGGCGTCTTTGAATATTCCGGCAGCTCGCTCAAAACCCGTAGCACCAGCGTTCACGTCCGCTACAACGACCCAGAGAATTTCTACAAGCCGAACGTCGTTGTTGTTGAAGACGCGTCGCTGATCGCCAAATACGGCTACATCGTCAAAGAGCTGATCGGTTTCGGCTGCACCTCCAAGTGGCAAGCCCAGCGCGTGGGGCTATGGACGCTGAAGACGGAAGCCCTGGACGATGAGGTGGTGTCGTTCTCCACGGGTCTGCAGGGTGCAGTGGTGCTGCCCGGTCAGATTTTTGCGGTCTGCGATGAACTGCGCCAAGGCACGCGGATCTCCGGTCGCATCTCCTCGGCTACGACGACTGCCGTTGTTGCGGATCAGGCGATCACGTTGCCTGCTGGATCCAGCCCCAAGCTGACCTGCCTGCTGCCCAACGGCACGGTTGAAACCCGCGACATCAGCAGCGTTGCCGGCAGCACGATCAACGTCAGCAGCGCCTTCACTACTGCACCCAACGCCCAGTCGATCTGGAGCATTACAACCTCAGGCGTTGCCAATCAGAAGTTCCGTTGCATCAGTGCTGCCGAAGGTGCCGATGGCACTTACACGATCACCGGCATTGTCCACAACGACAGCATCTATGCCTCGGTTGATAACGGACAGGCGCTCCAGTTCCCGGACATCACAACGTTTGATTCGGCGCCGCCTGCAGTCAAGAACATTGCGTTCAGCGCCGGTCAAGTCCGCGATGGCACAGTGCTCACCACGCAGGTGAATGTGTCCTGGGCAAAGGGTTCTGGTGGTGCAACCTTTGGCTACGACGTTTCGTACAACACCGCCCAAGGCAATAGCCGTACGGTTCGCACAACCAATCCCAATATTGAAATCATCGGTCTGCCGGAGAACTTCGACCTCAATGTTTCGATCATTGCCTACGGCTTGGGCTTCAAAAAGAGTTCACCGATTGCCCGCGAATCGTTCCGCGTTCCATCATTTGCATCAACAGCAAATCCAACTGGCAGCGTTCAGCAGCTACCGGAAGACGCGCAAAGCGTCACGTTGGAACAGATTGCCAATAACCAGATCATGCTGCGCTGGGCAAAACCAGTGGGCGTTGGATCTGACTTCCTAACGGCAATCATCCGCCACAGCACCAAGACTGATGGCACTGGCGAGTGGGCTGATTCCACGCTGCTAGCAGACCGCATTGGCGCCAACACCACCTACGCCCTGGTGCCCAAACTCAACGGCGAATACCTGCTGAAGTTTGAAGATCCAGCCGGACTGCGTAGTGAAAATGCCACCAGCGCGATCTTCAATCAGCCCGATCAAATTCCGGTCCTATCCGTCACCACCGTCCGCGAAGACACTACCAGCCCGCCATTCCAAGGCACATTCCTCAATAGCCGCTATTCAGACGAATACGACGCCATCGTGATTGATGGCACGGCAACGATTGACGAGATCCTTGATTTTGATGCCATCGGCGCGATGGATTTCACTGGGCAACAGCGCCTCAGTGGTGAGTATTACTTCACCAACATCGTTGACCTTGGCGCCAAATTTACGGTTGATTTCCGCCGCATCCTGACCACACGCGGGTTGTACCCAGCCGACAACATTGATAGCCGCACCGAGGATCTTGACCGCTGGAGCGATTTTGATGGCGCCTTGGCTGATGACACCAGTGCCGACATTTACTTCCGTAGCAGCGATCAGGCAACCGTTAGCGAATTTGTGTTGCTGGAAGACGGCGACAAACTGCTGATGGAAGCCACGCCGGATCGGTTCCAGTTGGAGTCCAACATCAACTTTGGAACATGGCTGCCCATGTACAACGGCAGTTACGCCGGTCGCCAGTTCCAGTTCAAGGCGGCACTCAGCAGCGCCCGCACCGACCAGACCCCGCTGGTGGACGAACTGGGCTTTGAGCTGGTGTTGCGTTCCAGAACCGAAAACAGCGCCACGATCACCAGCGGTGCGGCGTCCTACGCGGTGACCTACTCCAAAGCGTTCTATGCAACGCCAGCCATTGGCATCACTGCGTTCAACCTTGCCACAGGGGATTACTATGAAGTGACTTCTGCTAGCAGGACTGGCTTTACGGTGACGTTCCGCAACAGTGCTGGCACTGCTATCAGCCGGAACTTCCAGTACATCGCCAGTGGCTACGGCACTGAACAGGCTTAATCATGGCAACGCACGACTACATCATCAGCAATGCCTCTGGCGCGGCTGTCCGTGCTGACCTGAACAACGCCCTGGCGGCAATCGCCACCAACAACAGCTCCGCCACGGAGCCAACCACAACCTACGCCTATCAGTGGTGGGCAGATACGGGCAGCTCGCCCACGGTGATGAAGCTGCGTAATGCGGCAAACAGCGGCTGGATCACCCTGTTCCAACTGGATGGTGAGTGGACGGTTGTTCCGTTTGAGAACGGTACGGCTGCTGCCCCATCGATCTATTTCAAGGATAGCGGGACCGATACAGGTCTATTCAGCGGCGGCACTGATCAGGTCAATATTTCAACTGGCGGCACTGAGCGGGTTGAGTGGGGCACCAGTGAAGTGGTATTTAACGATGTTGGAAACAACTACGACTTCCGCGTAGAGGGTGATACAAACGCAAACCTATTTTTTGTTGATGCGTCGGCAGATCGTATAGGGATTGGCACAGCGAGCCCTAGCGTTGAACTTGACGTTCGCGGCGAAATCAAAGCTGGAAATGGGACCGTGGTTCCGATTGTTAGCTATAGCTCTACGAACACAATCTTTGGCTCCAGCAGTGGTCACCCGCTTGCTTTTGTAACTTCAAATACTGAAAGAGCGCGGCTGGATACATCGGGTCGCCTCCTAGTGGGCACGTCTTCGAGCATTGAGAGCACTTCAAAACTGCAAGTCAAAGATGGTTCGCTAAATATCTACCACGCAAGTGCTGCTGCAGGTGCTGGCTATGCCATCTTTTTCACTACCGATGGCAGCTCATCTGCTTTAGCTCAAGCAAAAATTGAAGGCTTGCAGGAAACAGCTAACACAAGTGGTGGGCGTCTTGTTTTTTCCACATCTGCGTCGGGGTCGGGTTCTCCGACGGAGCGGATGAGGATTGCAAATGATGGGTCAATCACGTCAACCATTGCCGCCACTAATACTGCCAACAGTGTTTTTAACGCTACAAGCACTTCGTACATATCTACTCAAATAAGCATCAATAACTACACGGCAGCAGGCACGGGATTTAATTTTCTCCAATGCTGGTCGGGGAACTTTAGTTCTGAAAGATTAAAAATTATTGGCAACGGCAACGTCCAAAACGCAAACGGCAGTTACACGACTCTTTCTGACGCCAAATTAAAAGAAAACATTGTTGATGCCAGTTCCCAATGGGATGATCTAAAAGCAATTCAAATCCGCAACTGGAACTTCAAAGAAGAGACTGGACACGAAACTCACCGTCAGATCGGTCCCATTGCTCAAGAGTTGGAGATCGTTTGCCCTGGATTGGTATTTGAAACTCCAGACCGCGATGAAGATGGCAACGAGACCGGCGAAGTTACTAAAGGAGTCAACCAGTCCGTGCTCTACATGAAGGCAGTCAAGGCGCTGCAGGAAGCAATGGAGCGCATCGAAACCCTAGAAGCCAAAGTCGCCGCCCTGGAAAGCGCGTAGTCCCCTTCACTAATACACAGCAGGAGAAACCATGGCTGACCGCAAAATCACAGACCTCGCGGAACTTACCTCACCAGTAGCCGCTGACCTGCTGCCCATCGTTGTCGCCGCAGAACCCACTGCCGCTAACAAAAACAAAAAGATCCAATACGGCACCTTCCTCCGCAACATACCTAGCGGCACGGTTGGCGCACCCAGCATTGCCTGGACTGCTGACACTGGCGTCACGGGCTTTTATCGCTCAGCCGCCAACGAGATTGCCTTCACCACCAACAGCACCTTCCAAGGCAAGTTCACCACACAGGGCTTGCAGCTCGGCACTGGCACCGCTGCTGCTCAACTGCATCTCTTCAGCGCCGACACGACCGATCAGGTCATCATTGAAAACACCGATGCAGGCTTAGACACGGCACCTGATGTTGTCCTGTATCGCAACAGCGCCAGCCCTGCCAATAACGACAACCTCGGCAACCTGGAGTTTCGCGGTAAGGACAGTGCCGGCAACGATCAGACCTACGCCCAGATCCTGTCCACGATCTCAACGGTCACCAACACGTCTGAGGTCGGCATCCTTGATCTGATGACTGCCGATGCGGGCGCCAGTGCCATGCGTTTGCGGCTGAAGGGTTCCAACGTCGGCATCAGCGAAAGCAACCCGATCTACCCGCTGCACGTCAGCAACACGGTTTCCAGCACCACGCTGCAACTGCAATGCACGGTGAACGATGCCAGCAGTGGCGCTGATATCACCATGTATCGCCGGCGTGGGGCTACCACTGTCGGTCAGAACAATGACCTGCTGAGCACCATCTACTGGCGCGGTCATAACAACAATGCCACCACTGAGCAGGTGGATTATGCCGCCATAGAAGGCATTATCATTGACGTTACGAACAACGCCGAATACGGGCAGCTCGCCTTCAAGGTTCAGAACGCTGGCACCCTCAGCACCAGGCTCACCCTGCAGGCTGGCACGCTGACGCTGGCTGATGCGGTGAACATCGCTGTCAACACCACGACCGGCACCAAGATCGGCACCGCCACCACACAGAAAATTGGCTTCTACAACGCCACGCCAGTGGTGCAGCCTGCTGCTATCCCTGACCTAACGGTTACTGCCACTACCGGCACACTGCCCACGGCGAATGGATCGGTCACGATTGCAAACGCAGCTACCCCAACTGTTGTGGAGTTGCTTGAATACTGCACGGAGCTGGAAGCCAAATTAGAGGCTGCCCTGGCTCGCCTCCGTTCACTCGGTCTCATCGCCACGTAAACACTGATGCCCTGCACTAAGGAACAACTGGTTTTAGCCGTCAACAGTTACGCCGCCGCCCGCGTCAGCAATGATGCAACGCTGATTCAGGTGGCTGCTCAAATCCTGAGCGGTGTTGTTGACACCCTGGAATTTGCGGAGCCTGAGGCTGAGGAAGATGGCGGTCAAGAGTAAGACAGGAACTGCACGGATCGAGCATCAGCCTGGTCCGCCTAAAACCACGCGCCAGGGATATGGTCAACAGTCACGCCCCAGGCGCCGCGGCCGCAAGCCACTCAGGGGGCAGGGGCGCTGATATGGATCCCGACACACGCGAAAACTGGCGCAAGATACGCGACCACCTCGAAGCAGTCGGGAAGACAAATAACCACTACTACCGCCGCGCGGTGGCAATCCTGCAGGGCAGGCCGGACCCGTTCGATCGCTATTCTGGATTTGAGCCAGGTGCTGCCGGTGAGCGACGAAACTAGGAGCGTGAGTGAGGTGCTCACCCAGTCGCTGCCGGCTGCCCTGGCTGCTGGGATGGTGGCTATCGGCGGCCTGCTGATTTCGATGCAGGTTCAGTCCGCACGGATCGAAGCCACAATCGTGCAGATGGCCAAGTCTTTGGATGAGCTTAAGGTCGACGCCCGCGCGCAGCTCACCGAACTCGACCAGCGTGTGCGCGCCCTTGAGATGCGCCCATAATCGGGAAGCCAGACGCTATTGCTATGTCTGCTGAAACCGTTGCGATCATCGCGATCATCGTTGCCGCTGGCAGCGAGATCATCGGCATGTCGAGCCTTAAATCAAATAGCTGGATCCAGCTGCTGCTCCAGGCGCTGAAGATCATGTTCCCGAAGCGTCGCTGACCACATGGCCAACACGGCACCGATCACGCTGCAGGCTCTGTTTCGGTATTACAAAGGCCTCCCGCATCAGGCCGCGGCGATCAGCTTGCTAGAGCAGGACCTGGCCGCCAATGGATACCAGAGTGCGATGCGGCGTGATCGGCCGTGGTTCGAGGCCTGGAGCCAGGATGGCAAGCAACTGGACCTCAGTGCTGGCATCAACCTGATCAAGCAGTTCGAGGGCGTTCATCTCTCGGCCTACCCTGATCCGCTGAGTGGTGGCGACCCATGGACCATCGGCTATGGCACCACCCGCTATAGCGGCGGCGTGCCGGTGAAGCGCGGCGACAAGATCAACATGATCGAGGCCGACATGCTGCTGCGCCTTGAGGTCGATCGGATTGCGGACAAGCTGGGCAGGACCATTCCGTACTGGAAGCTGATGGATGACAACCAGCGGTCAGCGCTGGTGAGCTTTGCCTACAACCTGGGCGAAGATTTCTACGGTGCGACCGGCTTCGAGACCATCAGCAAGGCGCTCCGCGATCAGGCCTGGGACCAGGTGCCCAAGGCTATGGAGCTGTACCGGAACCCTGGCAGCAACGTGGAGGCCGGCCTGCTGCGGCGGCGACTGGCCGAAGGCGAACTGTGGGGTGATCATCGGCCGAAAGCTGAACCGATGCCAGCCAAACTGACGCCCGACTCATCGTTCAGTGCTCGGATCACGCCGCACATCCGACTGGGCGAGTTCGCGCTGGATCAGGAGGCCAGGCGCTTTCGGCATCAGTATCAGGTAAATACCGCTGCAGAGCTGGCAGCGTTCCTAGAGCGCGTGCGCCAGCAGTTCGCTGGCAAGGGCATCATCATCACCTCCGGCTATAGGCCGGCTGCGATCAACGCCTCAGTCGGTGGCGCCACCAATAGCGAGCACCTCTACTCCGCTCCTGGCGTCGGTGCTGTCGACTTCGTGATCGATGGGGTTGATATGAAAGCTGTCGAGAAGTGGTGCGATGAGAACTGGCCGCATAGCCTCGGCTACGCTGCTCCAGCCTTCATCCACCTCGGCCGCCGTGCTGATGGCCAACGGCGTCGCTGGAATTACACCTGATGTTGCTTCCTGATCATGAGATCGCCCGCCTGTGCAAGCAGGAGGCGATGGTGACGCCGTACAACGATGACAACCTCAACCCCGCCAGCCTGGATGTCACCCTGGGCGATCGGATCATGATCGAGGTGGCCGGGCACCCTGAGCTGCAGATCCTGGGCATCACTGGCCATACCGAGGAGGATCCGTTCTGGATCCAGCCGGGGGAGTGGTTCTTGGCGGAAACCAGGGAGATCTTCAATCTGCCCGACCACATAGGTGCGCAGTTTGTTCTTAAGTCGAGTCGCGCTCGCGAAGGCTGGGATCATGCCGAAGCCGGCTGGTGTGATCCGGGGTGGTATGGCTCCAGGCTGACCATGGAGCTGAAGAACAGCCGCCGGATGCACCCGCTACCGATCTGGCCTGGCCTAAAGATCGGGCAGATGAAGTTCCTGCTGGTCAGTGGCCGCCCGGATCGCAGCTACGCCCAGACCGGAAGATATAACGCAGATTTGGGCGTGACCGCCAGCAAGGGCTAGCGTCAATCGGGAGACGCCCAGACCTCAGCGGGACGGCTGGGGTCTTTTCATTGGATGCACCAATGGCGCCATCCGTAGCCGATGGATCATGCCAGGCGCCTCGGCCGGATCATCCATCGGGATCATCGTGTAATCATCGCAGCCATGCTGCTCGGCGAAGGTGGTCGCCGCGATGTGCGTATCGAACGGTCCGACGTGCCAGGGACCGATTCGGAGGATGTAGGTCATGGGCAGAAGGATAGGGGCGCTGGAGCGCCCCGGTGGGGTCAGCGCCCGAGGCACCGATTGGCAGGCTGCTCAGAAACCCAACCGCCTTCTTCGCCAGGGTTGGGCACTGCTGCTGTAGGCAGCTGACGAACCCACACCATGCCTGGCTGGGGCTCACGGTGGCCTTCAATCACCTCCGCCCACATCACGGCGCCTGGAAACCAGCTGGCCATGTGAGGCATGTCCACCCAGACCTTTTGGCCGACGGTGAGAATCTCGCC